TTGTCTTTGACATCCTGGCGGCTGTCCATAATTTGTTTAAATATGCCGGGGCCAGTCGAAGTGACAAACCCCAATACACTACCAAGTAAAGTAAGCATAATTCACCTATTTGTGAAATTGATCGGCGACCTCAAGCGTTTCGATTTTCTTGAGAGTTAAATAGCAATCCTTTAAAAGGCTAGTCAGGTTGCGGTGCGTTATCGGTGCAATTGTCACCTTGCCCTCATGCTCAAGTATGAATTGCGCTAACCCCGTTAAACCGCCCGCACGTTTTTCCGGTATTATTGTGATTGAACTCATTTCTTTCGTAGCCATGTCAGATACTCCGCGCCTTCTTTTAGATCGGCGAATGCTTTCAAACGTCGCGTGGGAACCTCCTCGGCATGATTTACAACACACATGATGGAACCGCCGTATAGGAGGCTTGGGTATTGGTGTCTTTGTGCGAATGTGTCGAGCCACTTATACCCTCTGCTTCTTGCTAGAATTACAACCCTACCATCGCTTAATTCTTCCTGTTGGATTGCCCAGTTGTGATGATGCCCTGCGACGTAAATATCCGCATTTTCTTCCCACAAGGCGGCCCGTTTCTGTCCATGAAGGGGGTTATAAATTGAGGTTCCTTTGTGGTTGTGAGCGGCTGAAATCCTAACTTCTGAGCCGTTTTGAAACACCAGACGAAACTTGGCTTGCCAATCCACCATCGGGATTTTGTCGGCGTTGATGGCTTTCAGATAAGTCGAGAAGTCCCCCATCGTATCGTGGTTTCCTATCAGCCAAACTCTCCAGGGAATCCCAGCGTCCTGCAAAAACCACTTCGCCAAGCGTTGTTCCGTGTTTCTTGAAACATCCTCTTCGGCGTATAACTTAGTGAGATAACCTCCCCAGCCGTCCACAGTGTCACCGAGATTTATACAATGTATCCCTTCAGTCTCAGTCATTAATTTAACGTCCTCGCGCAACAGACTGACATGGCAATTTGATCCCAGGTGAGGGTCTCCCACGAAAACCCATCCAGTAGGCTTGGGATCATTGACTTTAACCTTAAACCACTTAATCGCGTTTTCACGCCTTAGCTTTTGGTTAAAACGCTTCTCAAGGCTGTCTAGGATTTCTTCTGCGGGAATGTCGTCGTCTGGAAATTCAGGAAGCTCAACGATTGGCGGGCCTATCTCCATTGCATCAAGCAATCTATTTGCTTTGCTTTGGGATAGCTGCATTTGCACGGCGACCTGGGCCTTGGACCCAGTATTTCTATAAATTTCATTCGCCCGGATTACATCGGGGTGATCAGGGGTGAATATTTTAGCTGAAGGCAAATATGGCTTTCTCCGTTAAACTTGTGGCCCAGATTTATCGAGGGTGACGGGTTTCTTGGGATTGTCCTTCTTGGGCTGGATTACGGGCTTATCCTTGACGTCAATGCAGACCGTGATTGCGGTTAGTATCGGCGTCCGCTGCGCTATCTCCTGAACCATCTGAGCGCCACGCATATAGCACTGCTGGAGTGCAATAGGTGGCGGGCCTGTGTGAAACCCTGCGGTGTCGTCGAATTGGACGGGGCACACTGCATTCGCGATGCAGACCATCACGACGGTTAGATAACTAGCCATGTCCGTTTACCTTGTCCCTCAATTTATTGGTGTAGTTCCAAAGAGCAGCGACGTTATCCTTGAGCTGGTCAACCTCGGCCCTCATTTTTACAACTTCCACGTAGGTGTCCCGCTTTTCGATGGCATCTAGATCCTTCTGAAGCTCCTTGACCTGTGCTGACAATTTCACCGCAACAACAATTAGGCCAACAATGAATACAACTTGATGCCAGTACTGTGTGATTATTTCCATGCATTGTTAGCCAGGTTTAACAGGCCATGTGATATTGCCGGGGTCAGTCTGGTTCGTGATGTCTCTGAGCTGCTGTCGATACGTCTTCCACGCTAACTTATCTTCAGGACTGTCATCAAGCTGGGTGAAGTCGCTGGATGCAAGAAGTTGGTCACGCTTGGTGCGGACTTCGACCCATTTTGTACGAAGGAGATCAGCAAGTTCTTGCTCCGTCCTATTGCGCTTCTTAAATCCGTAGACGTACTTATCACCTACAAGCTTGTTGTCCTGTTCAATAACTTCCGTATCAGGGTTAAACTCTGGTGCGGCGTCACGTTTTTCGTCATACCATACTGCGGGTTGATGGATCGGAGCAGGGTGTTCCCGTTTGGCCGTAACTTCACCCGTCTCCGTGTTAATTCTTACTTGCTTTGTCATTGATCATTATCCTTAAGTTGGTACGGTGGATGACTGAGTGACTCCGCTATTTGTCCAATCATTACCTTGGGTTGAGCTGTCCTCACCTAAATCACTAGCGTTCTCGAAAATCAACTTCCATCCATTAGTGCCGGGGTCTGTTGTATAATCGAGAGGGGAGCCGCTTCCATCTATAAAATTAGTGTAAGCAACAAGTGATCCGTTGATACGGTAATACTGTGTTACCAGAGCATCCAAGTTTTGGATGTCGTTAAGTGTGTCGCCAATTCGATGGATTACGTTGTCCCCAAAAAGTGTGTTTATGTTTTGTGTTAGGGTCCCAGACCAACCAGCCAGTGTTCCATCGACCCACAGTTTTAAACGGTCAGCTGCAGTGGCATTTGCAGTATCAAAATGAAAAGTCAATTGATGCCAATTAGTGTCATTTATCGCTATATTAGCGTCCGTATTGTTTGCTCCATCTCGCAGGTTTACACGAACATTGTCATTGAATAGTTTAATTTGACTCTCAGGGGTTGTGCCTGCGGAAAGGAAAGCTTCCGTTTGATTCGTTGTGACAGAACGCTTTAACCAAAATGCAATGGTCATCTTCTGATCGTCGCCGGAACTGGAGAAAGTTTGCGTCATCTTGTCGTCTTGTGACCTTACCCATAGTCCAGAGTTGTTTACTACTGCGTGAGGCCACGTTACACCGTTCACCGTGTCAGCAGTGTCGTCAGCAGCCCCACTAAAAATAGCGACATTATCCTCCGCCACACCGTTGAGTGTTGCAATATCAGCCATTACGCTACCGTCAGATAATCAGGTGATGGGTTGAAGTAGATAATATCAGCCGTTACAGCAAATCCTACAGTCCTGACGACATCACCAGAACCAGAGGGTGCAGTTGCAGTTATCGCTCCAAGAGTTGTAGAGACATACAACGGAACACCAATTGTCCAGTTCCATGTATCATCTCTGACAAAGCTCCCTGGAAGGGCTACGTTCATTGCTTGAGTGTCTGTTTTAGCTTCCAGTGCAACGGCAAGCATATTGATAGAGGTGCCTGTTGCATCTGCGTCAGCTTCCAGCCACTTGCCACCACTACCCATGTAAACCAAATCCATAATGGTTGAGGAGTAACCTGAGTTGAAAGTATTGGTTTGTGGGCCGTTAGCCGTGTGATCAGTGCCGGGGGTGCCATCTAAAGCGAAAACGTCAGCCCAAGTTAATCCTCCACTGTCACCAGATTGTTTGGACAAAAATTGTCCGTTACTGCCCGAATTGGAAATATGTAGATTATCCTCGTCTACAGACTCGCTGCTCATGTGGGCTAAATCGATACTTCCATCGGTGTAATGTTCTGAATCGATCGCATTGTCAGCTATTTTAGAACCCGAAATACAATCCGAACTGAGGTGGGCGGCATCAATCGACCCGTCTATATAGTGTTCTGAGTCCAGAGAATCATCGGCGATTTTTGAGGCCGAAATACAATCTGAACTGAGGTGGGCGGCATCGATGCTTCCGTCAGTGTAATGTTCTGAATCAATTGCGTCGTCAGCAATCTTTGCCCCGGTGACACAATCTGCGGCGAGGTTGGCAGTTGCTATGGTAGACCACGATGGGTCGGTTCCGTCAGTCTTTAGAACAGTATTGGCACTGCCTACGGCCAGTCTTCCAGTGGCTGATGCGCCTCTGGTAACAATATCACCTCTCGTTGTGAGCGGGTCGCTATAGGCCGTTGCAGCGGTTGAACTCAGAAGCTGAAAGTTGGTCCCGTCGTAACTGATTAAACATATTGAACCGCTTTCAATATCGTTCGCGATCAAATCCTGATCGTGGAGCTTCTTTATAGTTGTAGCCCCAACGGCATCGATGTTGATAGTACTAGTGCCAGTCGAGGCGTGGTTAGCTTTGAATATGAACGTGTCCCCGGCAGCATAAGCTGAGATTGTGCGACTGGCCGCCAGTGTGTACGTGCTTGAACTTCCGCCACTTGAGATACTGCCATTGGTGTCAGCGTACCACCGTGCAATCATGCCTTCCAAAGCCCGTGCTGCATTATTCACGTCCGAAGGCTTCATGTTCTCTGGAAAACCAGCATTAGCCGCCGTGCCAGTGTTACTGGCGTCTGTGGTATTCAGGTCTTTGACTTCGGCCATTATCTTCTACCTCCGTATATAGCCCCAGCGCCGATACCTGGAGCCTGTAATGCTCGAATACCCCCGGCAACTTTAGGAGCAAATTGCGGGCGGTTTAAAATAAAGTTTAAGGCCGCTTGGCCGGGGCGAGTGTATGCTCCTGCAGCTAAACCTGTCAGTACCCCCGCCGTCGGGTCTATAGCACCAGCACCTCCTCCCAACAGCATGGCGGTTAATGCTCTAGGTGCCGTCCCTGACTCCGGGAGGGTCTGCGATAGCCTTTGCACGGCGGGATCAGACAAGTCCTGCATTGGAGCCTTGCCCTTTACATAAGCCCGTTTTGCTTTCCCGAATGTCTTAGCGGATTTTACAGCGCGGTCTAAATTAGAAGGTGTAAACACTCCCGCGTTTTTCCCCGGCGCTTTTCCTGATGCGTCCTCTACAATTGAACCCAGTCTATAGGACTTATTGATCTGTCTTAACTGTTGAGCTTGATTGGGGTTCGTTCTCTGTAGACTCTCTCTGATTAAAGATTGTAGTTGTTTAGTAGCGGCGGCTAATTGTCTGCCCTCTATTTCCATAGCTCCTGATAGTTTAGTCGCTAGTTTACCGAGGTCGGATTCTATGCTTTTAAAGGTTTCCCCGGATATTCCGCCTTTAGCGTCGAGTTTTTTAGCAATGTTAGTTTCAACTATTTTATTAAATTTATTAGCTGTCGCTGGCGATAAAAACTGGGAGTTTTCTATTAGCTCATTAAGCTGGCTTCTAAAGCGCACATCCATCTCAAATCTCATGTTTGGCAACAAGTCGTCGTAAGCCTTGCTTGTTTTTTCAAGCATTTCTTCAATAGCAGACCGGCCTACTGGCGTATTATCGTCTAGTTTTTCGCCAATGGGTTTCAAGGCTCGATTAACAGTCGCACGGTTGAAATCCTCAATACCTCTTTTCTGTGCGCCCTTTATCGCCCCGCCTAAAAATGGCAGAGATGTGGCTGCTTCTTCAAATGTTTGAACAGCCCCGCCCATTCTCTGACCAGGCGTTAAACTGATTCCTTCCTGTATTAATTTTTGCGCCTCTCCTCCAACACTCGACTTGGGCATGGCTAGTCTTGACACACCTCCGATAGCCGCAGGAAGTGCAAAACCAAGAGGCCCGCCAATAGCCGATCCTATCGCGGCACCCTTTAATCTTTCACCTTCCTTTGCGTACCCGCTCCCGGCAACAGCACCCTGACCAGCGCCCAGACCGCCCATAGTTGCATATTGAGCTAACTTGGGAGCAGCCTGTATTGCTTTCATTCCTAAAACTTTAGCGGCACCCAGACCGCCCGTACCAGCACCCCCGGCAAGCTCAAGTCCAAACGCTGTCTTGGGATGGGCTTCCCCGAACTCTTCCAGGGCTCCGCGAGCTTCAGCCAGGTGATCCTCATAGGTCTTGTCGCCGTATATCTCTGGCAAACGTGACCTTACCAATGCCCGTAACTCGTCTACATAGCCGAACGTCGCACCAGAGGCCACTTTCCCAGCCGCCCCTACAATATCATCCCATAATGTGCGGTCTATTTCCCCCGCCACGTTCTTTTTCGCTTGCGTGTCGTCTTCTTTTGCCAGTTTATCCCTGACTTCTGCTAGTATCTGTTTTTGCTCTTCATTCATTAGAATTTAGCCTTCTGGTCTGGGGACAGTGCGTCCCATTCCCTCTGAGTGCCGGGGAATGTCTGAGGTGGTGAGGATTGAGAAGCCTTTGGGTTGGCAAACCACTCTTTATAACCCTTGCGGGCTGGGTTTAATTTATACTCTCCCATAGGGGCTTCAGGATCAAAGATTTTATTAGCCTCAAGGTATGCTTGCCATGCCGCATCCATACCAAGTGTATGTTTGTTTTGTGCAAAATAATCTTGTTCAAAATTAAGTTTATCTTGATAAAGTTTTGTTCGAATTTCTACCGCTTTTATAATATTACGATTTGTTCCTTCTGGCTTATCAATGCCTACTGTTGCGCCAGCAAACATTGCTACATCTCTGTCGGACGCGGCCCCCGGCAAACCTTGACGCATAAGAGGGGTAAGCTCGTTTTGTATTGCTTTTCCTTCGGCTGTTTGTTCGTCAAATTTACCAGCTAAATCTCCAGCAAGGCCTGTTTTTTCAAATCCAGTCCCCATTCCTTCGTTCATAAGCTGCCCAAATCTGTTTAACCTTTCTAACATTTTTTCTTGCGACGCTAATGCTATCCTTTTCTTTTCAAGATTTTGATTGAACTTATTTCTTTCCTGAACCATCATTTTTGACGCGGTTGTTCTATCAACTCCAACATATGGGTCACCCTCTGATAAAGGCACACCAAAACTGCCAAGTTTAATTCCTGAAGGTTGCGCTGTTGTGGGTTGTACTGTTTGAGGTTGTACTGTTTGAGGTTGATATGGTCTAAATTGCGCTATTGGATCGGCGGCTTCCCCGATTTTGCGTATATCTCCTCTTTGATTTATTTGAATTTTAGAAAACCCTGTTGAACTTTTTGGGTCTGCAACAACAGTAGGCGCACCGAATTTCCCCTCTTCTTGTGGTTTAACGCCAGCTAAAGCGGCGGCTCTTGATCTTGAGCCTTCAGGAAATGTTTCAGCGTATGCTTGTATATTTTTTCTTTTTGCTTGAGCTATTTCGTTTTGCCTCATTAACTGCTTTAACTTAATGGCCTGTATAAGCTGGTTCTGGTAAGCCTGATTTCCAGCCGTCAAGCCTTGCCCTAAACCAGCCAAAGCACCGGCACGGGCTCTTGCAGCATACCCTGGGTCCGTTGAAGGCGCTCCCGCCGCGCTCATTTGCGCCCCGAAATTAAGCAGATTGGAAAACAAATTCTGTTGCTGCATTGCCTTTCGATAGCGCGGGTCTGCGAGT